TAACAGGAGCAACCGGCTTGGTCAAATCCATTGCCCAAGCAGATGGTTCGTTTAGTTCATTGAATTCAGTGGTTGATTTTTCTGTAGGACAGGTAACAAGATTTACGTCAATGGTTCCTATACTGGGAGGCTTTCTTACAGCGGCTTCAGAAACCACAGGAGAACTTACAAAACTTAGACTAGCATTCATGGACTTACAGTTTGACTCATTCAGCAGACTAGGACAAGCTGGATTCAGACTTACAACAGATTTGGGAGAAACATTAGAAACTGTATTGAGAGCAAATATATCACTTGATCAATTCAATAACATTGTGGCCACTAATAATGATGGCCTACGTATTTTTGGTGGATCAATCAATAATGCCGCAGTTGAGTTTTCACAAAGGCTCGAACGGTTAACTGATCAAAAGTCGCCGTTGGGACTTGGATTCAGAATGCTGGGCATGGATGCCACTGACATAGCAGACGAATTTGCAGACTTTATTACATCGAACAGATTCAACCGCAGATTGATGATGGGCAGTGAGTCAGAACTTAATGAGGCCATGCTCAAAAGAGCAACCAACGAAAGACGTCTTGCTGAATTGACCGGACAGAGTGTGCAGGAACAAAAATCTGAATACCTACGTAAAGCAACCTCACAAGCTTTCCAGGCAGCTATTATGGGAGAAGAGTATCAATTGGAATTGACCCAGTTTGCGAGTACCATGGCAGGATTTAATTCGGATCTAGGTTCATTAGTTGAAGCAAGATCTGCCGGGTTTCCTCTAGTTGATGCCGCCCAAGCAAATTTAATAGCATTTGTTCCTGGACTTAGTGAAGCACTAGACACAGCATTGGTCAATATTAAGGAAAGCGGAGATGTGGTAGGTGAAACTGCCAAAGTTCAAAAAATTATAGCGGACTTTGCTCGAAGTGACAGGGGAAAACAATTAACACAGTTAGGCCTGTTGGATGCACAATTTGCCGGCATAGGAGAATTATTTTTAGCAGGTACAGCCACAGGGACACAACTTATGAAGTTGAATGCATCATTAAAAGCCGATATAGGCGCAGGTTTTACACCGTTCAAAGATATCACAGAAGCAGACAAGGCCTTTAATGAACAATTTCAAGAACAGATAAAAGTAGCGGAAGGGCTGGCCAAAAGTGGTGGACTTAGTGTTGAGGCTTTGGAAAAATTAGGTCTAGATGCAACTACCATCGGTATAATACTTGGCAAGGTCAAAGTTGAAGATGCTGTGGGCACATTTCAATCAAGACTATTGGAATTGAGCACTGCCGCAGGACCATTAGTGGGCATGCTGGTAGACATCACTACAGGTTTTGATAAATTGTTAAGGAAAATGGATCCCACTTACGATAAGAGGATGGAAACACAGAGGGTAAAAGATATCGCTACCTCGCAGGGATTGTATGGTGAGATTAATAAAGGAAGTTCAACAGGATCATTTTCAACCACAGTCGACGAGGCCGGAATGCAAATGTATTTCAACAAAAGACTGAATCAGTTTGTGTATGATAGAAGCGGCACAACAGAACCTAGCGAACAGGATGTAATAAAAACATACAATATGTCTAAAAGAGGTAAGGCAAACTTGGTTGATCCTGACACAGGCAGACAAATACGGGGCGGCGAAATGCTCGAATACATGAAAAGATTGGTCACACTGACAGAACAAAACAATACTGAAACCAAAAAGGGTAACACAGACCGAAAATACAAGGACCATCCACAGGGATAGTAAATACTTGCAATCAAGGAATAAAAAACATATAATAATACAATGAGTTGGAAAAAATATTTTAATCTTGTACAACCGGATGGGTCAATGTCACCAGTAAGTGGCACAAACACAGCCACAGGCATGGCTGCCATGGGCAAGAGAAACTACACTTCATATCTGCCAGAAGTGTACACAGGACACCCCAACAGAAAAGAACGTTACTTCCAATATGACCAAATGGATCAAGATTCAGAAGTCAATGCGGCACTGGATATCATTGCAGAATTTTGCACACAAGGCAATAAAAAAACAGGCACGCCATTTGAAATTGAATTCAAATCAGAGCCTACAGAAACAGAAGCATTAATTCTTAATGATGCAATAAAACAATTTGCTACGATCAATGACTGGAATCGCAGAATGTTTAGAATGTTTCGCAATGTATTAAAGTATGGCGATTCATTTTTTATTAGAGATCCCGAAACACAAGAACTTATTCACGTGGCAGCTTCCAAGTGTGACAAAGTAATTGTAAATGAATCCAAAGGCAAACAACCAGAACAATATGTGTTTGCGGATTTGAATCTAAATTTAGAATCACTCAGTGGTTCACAAGTAGCGGCCAATGTCACATATTCATCTCCAGGTTCATCTGCTGTGGTGGATCAAGGATATGGCAAACGTGGCGGAGCATATTCAGGACCAGGATCGTATGGCACAGGATCAGCAGGCAGATTTGAAGATCAACAAAATCAATACGCAATTGATGCCAAGCATGTCACACACATTTCATTATCAGAAGGATTAGATTCAAACTTTCCATTTGGTACATCCATATTAGAAACTGTTTTCAAAACATTCAAACAAAAAGAATTACTTGAAGATGCAATCATAATTTACAGAGTACACAGAGCACCTGAACGTAGAGTGTTTTACATTGATGTAGGAAACATGCCTACACATATGGCAATGGGTTTTGTTGAACGTGTAAAAAATGAGATTCACCAAAGACGTATTCCATCTCAAAGCGGTGGTTCCAACTCGATTGATGCATCATACAATCCGTTGTCTATCAACGAAGATTATTTCTTTCCACAAACAGCAGAAGGACGTGGATCAAAAGTTGAAACATTGCCTGGTGGTACAAACTTAGGCGAGATTGATGATCTAAGATACTTTACTAATAAATTGTATCGTGCATTAAGAATACCTTCATCGTATTTGCCAACTGGCCCAGATGATGGAGCAAACCCACAATATTCAGATGGTAGAGTGGGCACAGCGTACATTCAAGAATTAAGATTTAACAAATACTGCCAACGATTACAAGAGATTGTATTTCCACCGTTAAACAATGAATTCAAACTGTTTCTAAAACAACGAGGCATTAACATTGATACGTCATTGTTTGATCTTAGACTGTGTACCCCTCAAAACTTTGCCGCATACAGACAGATAGAACTAGACAATCAACGAGTACAAGCATTTACACAGATTGAACAAGTGCCTTATTTGAGTAAAAGATTTGCACTGCAACGTTTCTTAGGATTAAGTGAAGAAGAACTTGCTAAAAACATGCAGATGTGGGCAGAAGAAAAAGGCGAATCGCAAGATGAAGCAGTAAAAGGTGAAGATTTACGTAACGTTGGCGTCACAGGCGGCGGTATAGCAGGTGATATATCAAATCAAACAGATGCAACTCCTGAAACACCAGATATGGATACCGAAGGCGGAGATCTCGAAGCAGGCGACGAAGACGACACTGATATAGAAATTTAATTAAATAACAATATGCAACTATTTGAATTTTTTACAGAACTAGATCAAAACAGAATTACACAGGAAGAAGATGTCACTGTGTACAATCTAGATGACACTAGAAAGTCAAGACTTACCTTAGAAATGATAAATCAATTAAGACACACTATACATGAAAGACGCAGAGAAAAATCTAAGTCTATAGAAATGTATCAAAAGATGTATGGCGGGTCAATTGCTGACGCGGCCGTTCCTGCATAATCATAATTAATTACATCAATGTCAAGAAGATCCAAATGGCGAGTAGCTGCCTGCGAAGCGGCAATACTAGGCAAGTCCACTGTTACACTTTTTAACAAAAGTGGCGAAATATCTGCGTGGTTGTCACCAGATGAAATAAAAAATCCTCAAAAATATATTGAAAAATTTAGAGAAATTGCCAGCAAAGCCAAGGTAAGTCCACGTGACATAGAAAGAGAAGTGCCACCCAAAGACACATCATATCGTCCGCAAGGTGATATTTGCTTTATTATAGCAAACGGAGAATCACGCAAAGGGTTTGATCTAAACAAAATGCGTGATAAAGGATACATTATAGGAATGAATGTTTTACCTATAGTGGAAAACTTCTGGCCAGATGCACTGGTCAGTGTTGATATTGCAACAGTCAAGTGGCTGTGTGAACGCAATGTTCCAGACAAAACTGAACACTGGACATATCCTAGAGGCGGCATCAAAGACCCTCGTCCAAAAAGATTGCAAAAAGATTGGGGCTGGTCATCAGGTCCAACAGCAACACGACTAGCACTGGAATACAAAAAGTTTCAAACAATTTATATTATTGGAATGGATTTTTTTGGGGTTACAGCAGACGGCAAAGTGGATGAAAAAGCAGGTAGTAAACTTAATAATATGTACAAAGGCCAAGAAAGATATCGCAAGTCAAGTTCTGGAAGAACATATTTTGGCAACTGGCTCAATCAAATGGTGACAAATTGTGATAATCATAAAAGTGCAAATTTTTACCATGTAGTGCTTGATAATCAAAAATCTCCCAATAAACTTGCAGTTAAGTCCAATTGGATAGACATAAATTATAGTATATTTGACGAACACCTACAGGAAATGTCAAAAAAGACCCCTTAAAAGGGGCAACCTGCCGTACAACCTTAAATACAAACTTAATCAACCAAATAAGGAGACTATCATGTCTAAATTTGAAACACTCCTAGACTTACTCGTTAATGAGCAAAAGGACGAGGCTGAAAAGCTATTTCATGAAATTGTTGTAGAGAAATCAAGACAAATTTATGAAGGAATCCTTGCTGAAGACGAAGAAGTAGAGGAAACTTCGGAAACTGATGAAGTTGAAGAAGCATCTGACAATGATGACGATGCTGAAACTGATGAAGTTAAAGAAGAAGAAACTGATGAAGTCGACGAGGCTATGCACGGCGACGACAAAAAGAAAAAGAAAATGAAAAAAGATGAAGAAGTTGATGAAGCTACTGAATCTAGTGAAGAAACAATTGAAGAAATCGGCGGCGATCAAACTGACGATTTAATTTCAGACATTGAAGCAGAAGCACAAGGCGACGATATGGCTGACATGGGAGATGAAAATGGCGACGATAACGGCGACATGGACATGGACGGTGACGGCGATGCTGACCCTGAAGCAGAAGAAATGTTTGCTCCATTAGAAAAAGAACTAGACGAGTTAAAAGCTGAGTTTGCAAAAATGATGGACAGTGACGATGATCAGCCAGAAGAAGGTATTTCACCTTTTGAAAGCACAGATTCAAAAGACGCTGACACTATTGTTAAAGAGTATGCAAACATGGTTAAAGACGGTCATGGTGCTGAAAAAATGGGCAAAGAGTCAGGTGCTGATTCAAAAAAATCAGTAGTTGCTTCAAAAAATAAAGCAATTAACAATGCATCTCCAGTAAAAATGGACCAAGGCGGCGAAGAAAAAGGCGGCGTTGGAAAAGCATTAACAGGCGACACAGCGAAAGTTATGGGCGGAAATTTTAAGAATGCAGGTGGAATTAATAAAGTTTCAACTGAAGGCACTCCGACACCACAGACTGACACTGCATCAACTGATAAATCACCAGTTGCTACAAAATAAGGAAATAGGATAATGCAAGTACTGTCAGAACACCTAACATTTGATCAAGCACAAGTTGTGGTTGAAACAAATAACGAAGGTAAGGACTTGTACATGAAAGGCATTTGCATTCAAGGTAACGTTAAAAATGCAAACCAGAGAGTGTATCCTACTTTCGAAATTAATAAAGCAGTAAGCAAAATATCCGATCAAATCGCCGGGGGCTCAAGCGTCCTTGGCGAGGTCGACCATCCAGAAGATTTAAAGATTAATTTAGATCGAGTTTCTCACATGTTAACAAGCATGTGGATGGATGGACATAACGGATATGGTAAATTAAAGATTCTCCCAACACCAATGGGAAAATTAGTAGAAACAATGTTACAATCAGGCGTAAAATTAGGCGTATCATCCAGAGGATCAGGCAACGTAGACGAGGCATCAGGTAATGTATCAGAATTTGATATTATTACTGTAGATGTTGTAGCTCAACCATCAGCTCCAAATGCTTATCCAACTCCAATTTATGAAGGTCTCCTTAATATGAGACACGGTCATAAACTTGTTGGAATTGCAAAAGCGGCAAGAGAAGATAGTAGAGTACAAAAACATCTAAAAGAAGGAGTGATCTCTTTAATAAGAGATCTTAAACTATAAGGAGAACAATTATGTTAGATGTAATCAAACAACTCCTTGACAAAGACTTGGTAACTGAAGACACTCGTGCCGCAATTCAAGAGGCATGGGATGTTAAGTTAGCGGAAGTTAAAGAAGAAGCTAAGACTGAAGTCAGAGAAGAGTTTGCATCAAGAT